ACTATTGTTTATTTTTGGATAGAACATTTTAGAGGCGAATGATGGCAACACAAGAAGAACAGCAACTCTTAATCGAGACACTTAAATTCACACCACGCACTTACAAGATCAGCATGTGGGGCTATGGTGGCGAAAAAGTCATGGGTACTGTGGACCGCAAAGTTTGGGACTACTGCCTAGAAAATCAAGTTGACTTGTCTGACATTGCCTGGGGCGATGAAGATCGGGTAGAAGAAATGGATCTTGATATTGACATGTTGCCATTTCCTCCGGGATCGTGGTATGAATGCGATGACATGGCACATACCCATGGTGTAAGTCGTAACGCAGGTACACTACAGATTGAAGATGAAAACGGCGAAGTGGTATTTGAGCGTAGCCTAGAAGATTGTGATGGTTTCGAAGACAGCCCAGAGTGGTCATGTTTTGACGAAGCCTGGATTGGTAGCAAGCCTGCAGGTACTGTAGTATTTGTTGGTTGCAGTAATGAAAAAGGCACATTCTTTGAAGGTGAGATTAATCTTACGGCACCTTTTGATATCACCAAGCTAACACTACAGTATGATGAAATCGACGGCGAAGAACTTGTTAACTCGGTACAATACGACGGTGAAGACATTGATAACTGGGGTGGTAGTACAGATGGTAAAAGTTCTGACTTTGGTATGTATCTTGTAAAAGATAGCAACTCGTGGGAAACTTATAGCCCTGAAGAAAAAGATTGGGGTCATCCTCCATGCGGCACCAGTCCAAGCACTTGGGAAAAGTCTGAAACATTTAAGTTTAAGAAAGTAAAGCCTACCATTCCTGGCTATTACAGTTGCACTTGGCAACACTTTGGCACAACGTACGGTTCTGCCTACTGGGACGGTGAACAGTTTGGTGAATGGGAGTACGGACAGTTTAAACCAATTACCGGAGAGGTTCTTACCTGGTCAGGTTATAATTGGGATACCAGCTCATGGGTCAATCAACCACCTGAGCCACCAGATCAAATCTGCAATAATAAAACGTGTGGCTGGATAGGAATGGCAGATGCATGTGAATTGGATGAGGAGACCTGGGATCGTCATTGTCCCGAATGCAACGGTAAAGAGTTTACCTATATAGACTATGATCCGGACTCGGCCAAGGGCCGGGCAAATCGTAAAAAGTATTGTAAAGATTGGGATCCAGCTGTATCATTGGATCGTATTATTCAATCTAATCCGGAGTTTCAAACAGAGAGTAATTAAAAGTATGACAGGGAAGAAAACCAATTGGTTTCCTAGTCACATTAAACCTGTCCGGTCGGGCTGGTATGAAGTAAATATGCGCACCTGGCCATGGCCTACTATGATACGATGGACTAGGTCAGGATGGAAAAGTAATGCCCTGCAGATCAAAAGTTGGCGTGGGCTCAAGGAGAAAGCATGAGTAGTGTGATATTGTTTATAGCGACAATGTTTTGCGGATTTATAGCTGGGCGTGTCAGTGCCAAGAACGAACCACGGCCACTTGGCACAACTGAACAAAAGCTCACAGATGAACTGGTTGTAGCTCAAAACTTAAACAACAGTCTTTTGGCAGATTTACAGGAAGCCAAAGAATCTCTTAGGAAATTAAAAAATGCAAGTTAGAACAACAGAAGATGGTAAAATATATGCCTTATGTGGTTGTGGTCGTAGTCCCACAGGCGACTGTATTGGTTGGCACAGCCTAACCGAAGAAGCGTACCAAGCTAAAAAGGATGCATGGGACTTGGCTCAGTATCGAAAAGAAGCCGAAGGACTTTGGTTTGAAGGCGGATCATGCACCGGCGGTAAACCCGAATGAACCCTATTAAATTATTAGCTGACGGTATTGATAGTCTTTGGTTATGGACTTATGGAATTATTGCCGGTTGGGGCTTGACTTTTACATTGATTATTGTGGCCTTGATTATTTTGTTAATACGAACTATTAATTTGCAACGCAGAATTGACACACTAGAAGCTCGACTAATACACGCCGAGCGCGACTATAACCTCACAATCAACGACTGGAAACACCGATAAATATTAGATTATGATATTTGGATACTTTACCTTATTTGTGGCCCTGTTGATTGAGACGGTTGGTGCGTATTACAGTATCACCGGTTTGGCCGCTATTTTTTCGGGCGCGGTAATTCCAATCTTGATCATGGGCGGTAGCCTAGAACTAGGCAAGGTTACAGCTGCAGTATGGCTAAAGAATAACTGGGAACGAGCTGGCATCACCTATAAGCTGTATCTGCTACCAGCCGTGGTCATGCTCATGTTGATTACCAGCATGGGTATCTTTGGTTACCTTTCAAAAGCCCACAATGATCAAACTCTAGTGTCGGGCGATGTGGGCGCCAAGTTGGCCATCTACGATGAAAAGATCAAAACAGCCCGAGACAATATTGAAAGTGCCCGCAAGCAACTATCACAGATGGATGCAGCGGTGGATCAAGTCATGAGTCGCAGTAACGATGAAAAAGGTGCTGATAAGAGCAATGCCATCCGTAACAGTCAAAAGCGTGATCGTGCGGCCTTGGCCAAGGATATCGAAACCAACCAAAAGATTATTAGCCAGATCAACGACGAAGCCGCACCTATCCGTGCCGAGAATCGTAAAGTTGAGGCCGAAGTAGGACCTATCAAGTACATTGCCAAGTTGATTTACGAAGATAATCCTGATGCCAACATTCTAGAAAAAGCTGTAACCTGGGTTATCATGATCATTGTGGCCGTATTTGATCCCCTAGCCTTGGTCTTGATCCTGGCCGCACAGCAGAGCATACGCTGGGCACAAGGCGAAAATAACAAAGAAGAGCAGGAAAAAGAAACAGTTGAGTCATGGTTTGACCGTGCTCGTCGGCGTGCCCGCTTTTGGGATCAAGAACCCAAACACCAAGACTTGGAAGGCCATGCGGCCACAGTTGAACAACTAGAACCAGTGGTAGATCAACACACGCACATTGCGCCTGAAGATTATTATCGTGCCATGGGTCTGTTTGACCAAGGACATTATGTAGATCCTTATATCAATGACTCCAACATCAAAAATGTAGAGCCAGATCCGTTTATGGAAGATTTAGTTGTGGCCAAAGACCCACATCCTCCGGGTTGGATGTTCACAGCGGACCCACATCCAACAGCCGTTGTTGAACCCGAATCCAATATAGATCCGTACGGACATATTGAAATACCGTTTATTGATCCAAATGATCATCTTCATCAGATGGCTAAAAAATTATACATGTCGGGAGTTTCTGAAACTGATGAAAGAATGTTTCATGCACAACATCAAGCAGGTGAAATTGATCGGTTACCTTGGCATAGCGAAGAACATATCAACAACATGCCAATTAGCGATGGCGAAAAAAAACAATTAATTGATCGATTTGTTAAAAATCCTGAGGTTCCTAAGACAACCTTTGTCGAAATTGATCCATTGGGTTTAGAACCAGACAATGTAATTAATAAGATAACCGGCGAAGTGCGTGGGTTTGGAACACAATTTCCTATAGATCCTAACAAGGGTGACATGTTCTTGCGTGTAGATCGTTTGCCTAGTCAATTGTACAAATTTAATGGAACCAATTGGATTGAAGTCGACAAGACATTAACCGATAATCATGCTTACGATCAGGCCTACATTGATCATTTAATTTCTAAAATTGAGTCAGGAGAGTTTGATCCAGAATTGTTAAGTGATGCCGAACGACATAGTATTGAACAAAGACTGCAATAACCTATGACTGTTACCTTAGATCATTGTAGTTTTTGTTCTAAACACAAAGACCAGGTTGGCAAATTAATTGTAAATCATGATGTGGCCATTTGCAGTGAATGTGTTGAGCTTTGTAATAACCTTCTCAAAGACAATAAAAAATCTGAATCTAAAACAAAATTATCTATCACCGTTCCAGATCCAATGGAAATAAAACAATATCTTGATCAATATGTAATAGGTCAGGATCAGGCTAAAATTGTCCTTAGTGTAGCCGTTACCAATCATTTCAAACGAATTAATCACGGTGGCACTGATTTACAAAAATCTAATGTGCTTATGATTGGCCCAACTGGTACAGGTAAAACTTTGATGGCAAGCACCGTGGCAAGATATTTAAATGTTCCTTTTGTAATTGCCGATGCTACCACTTTGACTGAAGCAGGTTATGTAGGTGATGATGTGGAAAGTCTAATTGCTAGGTTATATACTGCTGCTAATGGTAACATTGAACAGTGTCAGCGAGGCATTGTGTTTCTTGATGAAATTGATAAAATTTCAAGAAAAAGTGAAAGTGCTACAGTAACCAAAGATGTGTCGGGCGAAGGAGTGCAACAGGCTTTGCTTAAATTGGTTGAAGGAACAAAATGCAGAATTCCAGCGTCGGGTTCAAAAAAATCTAGCCAACAAGATACTATAGAAATTGATACTACCAACATATTGTTTGTGGCCAGTGGAGCATTTGTAGGATTGGATAAAATTGTTCAGTCAAGAAAACAAGGCACTGCTATTGGATTTAATTCAAATTTAACAACCGAACAAGCCGTACTTGATCAAGTTGCTCCGGATGATCTGGTAAAGTTTGGAATGATTCCAGAATTTGTTGGACGATTTGGCAGTTATATTACCTTGCAAGGGCTGACCAAAAATCAATTGATTAGTATATTGACCGAAATACGAAATAACTTTATTGGGCAGTATCAATGGTTGTTTGATCAGGATGGTATAGATTTAAAGTTTGACGCAGAAAGCTTAGATCTTATAGCTGAACGAACACTACAAACCAAAACCGGCGCCAGAGGACTGCATAATGAATTAGAACGGATTTTATTGCCGCACATGTTTGATTTACCTCGTTACAACAAGCAAAATATCCTGCAGGTTACAATCAATAAAACCCAGGTAAATACTCCTATGACATTGTTACAGGAAAATTTGTGAAACATTTTGGCAAAAGAGTTGTTGTCACCGATGGCAATGTAGAAAAAGCTCTACGAAAATTTAAAAAAAAGGTACAAGACTCTGGATTGTTAGATGATTTAAGAGCTAGAGAAACCTACGAAAAACCTACCACAGTACGCAAACGCAAAAAAGGTGCCGCTCGCGCTCGTTGGCGCAAACAGTTGAGAGATCAACAATTACCCAAAAAACTTTACTAAGGAGATCCGATGGGCAACTACTATACAAAATTTCAAGACCACATAGGTAAAATTGATCGCGGAGCCTGGGTCGAAATTGGAGTTGATCGCGGTGAAGGTAGCACACAGTTTTTTTCTAATCTGGCTAAGGATCATGCCACACGGTTTTATGCTGTAGATGCTGATATTGATCAGATCAATCGTATACAAAACACCTTAAAGGTAGATGAACAAATTCCTGATCATATTACGGTGTTACACAGTACCGGCGAAACATTTTTAAAAGAATATGTTCAAAATGCACAAGGTAACAAAATTTCTTTTGTATATCTGGACAACTTTGACTGGGACTATCAACTGAACGACGAAGGCGAAAGCCCGGGTGTGTATCAAGATCACAAAGATAACTATCGCAACAAATTTGGTCTTGAAATGACTAATATCAATAGTCAAATAGCACATCTTCAACAAGCAATCTGTCTAGTTAGTCTCGATTTATTGTCAGACAACTGCGTAATTGTCTGCGACGATACTTGGTACATGCCTAAAGAAGGAATTTACAGCGGAAAGTGTTCGGCTGTCGTGCCTTATCTTTTAGCAAATGGATTTAAAGAATTGAATCGAGAAGGATTTAGAAACAATTCTGGTTGCATATTTGGAAGATTTAAGGATTGAATTACATCAGGAGTATTGCTCCAGGCATATTAAGATATACCTGTGGTCGGTATTCAAGGGATGACATAAGAAATTGTCAACAAGTTGTAGCTCAAGATCTCAAAGCCTATAGTATCACCGTTGATGATTTAAAAAAATCTGTATTGATATTAGATTTTTTGTCCGAAGGGCATGACCCTGCTGTAATTTCTCCTTTGATTGATTATCTTGCCAGTTTGACAGGAATCGATCGAATTCGAGTATTATTTAATGCCGTAGTCAATACCGATGAACGGCCTTACTGTGCTAGATCCTTTGTTACGCATTTTACCACCTGGGACGGTAGATTTGTCAACACCGGCGACCAATCACGGATTCAACTAGAACAAAAATTTTTATGTCCGGCACGCCGCCCTACTCCGGGTCGTGCTCGATTCGTCAGCCAATTGTTAGATAAAGTTCCTAATGTGCGTGCCAGTTTTGGCAGTGGATTTCCTGAATGGAGTCGAGAATTTCAGTCATACTTTCCTAATCACAGCTTGCCAATCATGATTGACGGAGATGCTCGTCACTATGTACACAATCTAGCTTCGGATGTATTCCGTACTTGCCTGTTCAATATTGTTTTAGAAACCAGTAGCCAGTCTGATCCCAACAGCTGGACTTCTATTTTTATAACTGAAAAAACATTCAAGTCGTTTGATCTATATCAAATACCTATTTGGTTTGCAGTTCCAGGCACTGTAGCCCAGGTACGACAATTGGGTTTTGATTTGTTTGACGACATTGTCGATCACGGGTATGATAATATTCTTGATGAAACCGAGAGAAGAAATGCAGTAATTTCTCAAATACAAGATCTCAATAATCGTTTTTCTTTGACTGATTGTCAGATTCTTAGAAAAAATGTGTGGGCTCGCTTGCAGTCTAATTATCAACTGTTAGATCAACTAACTAATCAATACGAACAAATACAAGATCAGTTGATCAACGAATTAATATATGTACATCGAATTTGAGTTGCCACAAGACAAAAGTTACACCTATTATGTTACTACAGTCAAGCTCAATATCATAGACTGGTCCAGTCAACATCATATACCCTACACACAAAAAACCATAAAATATACACATAGGTTGGCATTCGATGACGACCGTTATTACACATTTTTTGCCATGACTTGGCAACCTAAACCGTTTATTCCGTTCAAAATAATTGACAAGAAGTGAAAAATCTGTTATAAATACACATGTAGATGCCGAAGGTCGGGTCTACAAAGTCAAAACTTGCTTAACAAAGGAGAAAATTATGACTAACACAAGACTTACAACTATGGATCTCAATCCATTCTATCGCAATTCCGTTGGTATCGATCGCTTATTTGATCGTTTGATGCACCAGGTAGACACCGCATCATCAACCAACTATCCACCTTACAACATTCTCAAGACCGGCGACAACACTTACAAAATTGAAGTGGCTGTGGCAGGATTCACACAGGGTGAAGTAACGATTACTGTAAACGAAGGTAATCTAATCATTACTGGAGAAAAAGATGGAACTGAATTGTCTGAAGGTGTCAGCTATGAATATCAAGGTATTAGTGCTCGTCGTTTTCTACGCACATTTACTCTAGCTGATTATGTGGAAGTGACTGATGCTACCAGTAAGGACGGTATCCTTACCGTTACCTTAGAGCGTCAAATCCCCGAAGCAATGAAGCCGAAGACTATTGCTATTACCTACAAAAAGTAATACAATAGTAAATACAGTGGAGAGCACGGTGCTCTCCACTATAACAAAGGATCTGAGATGTCACAAGCTGGAACAGTTACACAAGTAAAAATTAACGAAGAGCTTAAAGAACCCCCAATGTTCAAGGTAATATATTTAAATGACAATCAAACTACAATTGAGTTTGTGATTGAAACTTTGTTGAACTTTTTTGATTATACCGCCGACACCGCAGTAAAAATTACTCAAGACATACACGAGTCAGGATCGGCTGTGGTTGCGGTATTACCTTATGAAGTAGCGGAACAAAAAGGTATTGAAGTAACCGTACATGCTCGTACAAACAATTACCCTTTACAAATCAAGCTAGAGCCCGAAACAGTTTAATAATTAATTTCTATTCGTTTGGGATAGTAAGTTGATTGACAATAATCAGTATCACCGCGTCCACGGCAGTTGTTGACATATCTAATGCCACCAAAATCTCTATCAACTGATTTGTGATAATGGCCAAAACACCAGGTTTTAATTTTGTTTTCGGTGTCCTCTTCGAGTACTTCTTCGAGATGACGGTTGCCCATGCAGTTAAATCTCCAGGTGTCGACTAATTCTATATCATGATCAATAATCCAGGGTGCAGGCAAAGTATGACTGATCAATACTATGGCTCGTACTTCTTGATGAGTTTGTAGTTTTGCTACACTGTTGATAAAATATGCAGCATCATGATATGCCACACCGTTTATACTCATGGCCGCATCAAATGAAATGTTGTTTTTTGCACGATACCATTCTACAGTTTGATCTAATTCTATGTTGGGGTCGAAATCGTAACACCACCACCCGTTGGTAGCTAAAAATGCTACACCGTTTACTACAACTACATTGTCTTGCATGTATACTACATTTGGAATGCCTTTGAGTTCATTGTTCAAATCTTTGTAACTGTTGCCTAGATCGTTGAGATAATGACTGTGTTCGTCATTGCCGTCGATATAAAAAACCCCACCAGGGTAACACTCACCGAGATGCGTTAATATCTTGACAAGGACTTGTCGATCTCTAGTGACATCGCCGGCAACCACACAATAGGGACTAGTAGCTTGCCCAGTCCAATCAAAATTGGGCCAGGTATCAATGTGTAGATCAGAAATTAAATCAAAGGCAAACGTCATGATAACTATTTACAAGAGGAGACAACATGCATATTATTTTTGGTAAACATTCAGAGTTAGAAGAAAAATATACTGTTTTAGAATTAGATACCATACGCATTGGAGCTGACGGTCCGGAACGCACTGCCTATTGTGTGGTTGAAAATATTCCTTTGGAGGAAATGCCTGTGGTCGAAACTCTCCAAACTTTGCACAAGGAACTTATAGAGCAGTATCGCAATCAAAATTGGAATCGTTGCGAAATTATTATTGGACAACTCAAGGGTAAATGGGGCGGAGAAATGGATAGTTTTTATATTGAATTGGCAGTCCGAATCTCCAAGTTAAAAACTCAGACACTCGACAATACTTGGTCGGGTGTTATTGAAAAAAATTAAAATTGAAAGTGCAGTCCAAGTCGTGGATTATTGCCGACCATGACCAACTCTACCACACTTTTAATTTTTAAGTGTATTCAATACCAAATTAACTTGATCAATTGTAGGTGTGCCTGGATGATGATTGGTTGGGTTTTCTAAAATTTCTCTAATTTCTTCAAAGTTTAAACGATAATTCCATTGATCAATAAACGGTTGAAAGTTAGGATTTGAATTTATTTCTGTAATTCCAGCGAACAAATTATTTTTTAATTCGGTTGTAATTAAATTAAAAAATTCTTGGCTGAAAAAATGTTGACGGTTGTAATCGGCAATTTTACAAGCCTGGAGCATTTTTTGTTTGCGTGTATCGGCTGGCCAATCGGCGATAGTTTTCATAAGATCTGTAATAGCATACATACGCTCTTGGGGATCTTCTATTAAATCATAACTTTCGTCCCAGACATCACTAAAGGTTTGAAAACCATAACTACGAAGATATTCTAAACTACCGTGAGTGCTAGCTAAAATAAACGGTTGAGCACAGGCCATTGGTCTTAGACTTTTTTCAGTTAAGTGTAGTCGACTATCATCAAATAGGGTTTCTAACACCACTTCTATGTCCGTGGCTTCATAATCTTCTATATTAAAATCTGCACTGTAACTGCTATGGGCATCACTAATGGGAAAATAATTTTCTAATACTGTTTGTGGACGCCATGCAGGGTTTTCAAAATGATGTATGTTGTAGTGTATGTCTAATTCTGGCTCAATGGGATTTACTGTAGTCTGGCAATAATTATACAAATTTTTCAAAATTAAAAGCTCGGCAAAGCGTAGGCGATATTCTCGAGTTCCTGCCCATGCACGATTGTAGATTAAAAATATCTTACAAACTTGTTTTTTTTGAGCAAAGTATTTGGCATATCTAAACCAATCAAGAGAAATTATAGCATGACTCCAGTAATATACTGGGATACAACGATTATTTTGATAATTAATTACCTGTTCTGATCTTTTTTCACTGTGTAATAAACAAGTTTTTTGATATCTGTTTGAAACTTTTTGTAAATTATGAAGTGTAAGATCTAACAACGATAGAGAGTTTAAAATTTCTGTCAGATTTTCGGATAGATTGGGTTCAACTAATCCGTAGGTCAACGGCTCCTGGTCATGGCAGGTAATTATGAGACTGGTTGATGTTTTAACCCAGCTAAGATCACCCTCTAATGGTATTAAATTTTCTATTTTTTTTGAACCATGTGGCCAAAATCGATAAATTAGTATATTCTTATCAATTTCTTTGGCAATGCTTTCGATGTAATGATACAGTCGATCTAGTGGAATACTCATAGGAAGTTATTTACTCACATGATTGGCAGTTAAAAAAAAATATGACAACAAATACCGTAACCAAATACAATTTAAAAGTTTTCTGGGATGATGAATACAAAGCCCTTGAATATATAAACGAATCATTTAACGATGTAATTAGTACAACTCGGTGGCTCGAGCAAGGATATCCACATAAATTTACAGGAGACATGGCCGACATGCGAGGCCGTCAGCCTAGATGGAATCAACAATTTATTGATCATTTTGAATCACTGGGTTGGCAAGATATTGGCACTAGTTATTATCGTATGGATACCGGCACTATATTGCCCACTCACAGCGATTTATATTTAAAATATATTGATTTGTTTAACCTTCAAGGTCGAGAACATACTATACGGCGTGCTATTGTGTTTTTGGAGGATTGGAAAAGCGGACATTATTTTGAAGCCATGGGTATACCCGAGACCGAATGGCCTGCCGGACATGTGGTTGAATGGTCCTACGACACTCCTCACATGGCAGCCAACATGGGATTAGAGCCTAGATACACTTTACAAATTACAGGACATGTTAATGGTTAATAGTCGTAACGAGTGGGATCCACTGGAAGCCGTCATTGTAGGTTCAGCTACCAATGCCAATTGGCCCATGACCGATCCAGTATTTGCCGAGGAGGCTCGTAACAGTTTATGGACTGCAACTCCGGCACCTGCAGGACCGGTTCCGCAGTTTATTGTTGACGAAGCTAATAGAGAATTGGATATTTTAAGTGAAACTTTGGTACGCTACGGAGCCACAGTTTATAGGCCCCGTCCTATGAATTTTGTTAAACGACAGGGAATGTATAACTATTGTCCTAGAGATCGTTTGTTGGTAGCTGGTGACACTGTGGTTGATTGCAACATGATGTATCCGTGTCGTAATCAAGAAATAGAAAACTATTACAGATTGCTAGGAGATGCTCGTAACATATTGACCATGCCCAGAGATACTGACATGACTTTAGATGCTGCTAATATTTGTCGATTGGGCGATACCTGGTTGTTTTTAGAATCGGCTTCGGGCAATCGTGTTGCTTACGAATGGTTGTGCAATAAATTTCCTAACATCACGATTGAGTTGTGCAATTTCTATGCAGGAGTACATATTGATTCAACTATTACTCCTTTACGAGAAGGATTGGTTTTATTAAACGCAAGTCGTGTAAACGAATCAAACTGCCCTAAAGCATTCCAAGATTGGGAAAAAATTTATATCACCGAAGATCAAATCGTGACACAAGATTTTTATCAATACCCATATGCATCAAAATGGATAGCCATGAACATGTTGGCCATAGATCCTGAAACAGTTATTATAGATGCCGCGCAAACTGAGCTAATTACAATACTAAAGTCCAAAGGTATTAATTCAATTCCACTAACTCTTAGCCACAGCAGGACACTAGGCGGTGGATTTCATTGTGTAACTTTGGACACACGGAGAAAACATGGTTAATCCTATTACAATTGATCCTGCAGTTGTTCAACAGTTGATCGATCAAGCGGTACAAGAAAATATTTTAAGTGCCGTGGAAAGTTTAAGTTTGGACCCAGCTTGGCTGGCTCGCATTGAACACATGATTAATCAGACCGTGGTACAAGAGACAATCACTAGATTAAAAAGTATCGATCTTAATCCTACCATCAAACAGTGTGTTGATGAAAGCATGTCGATATTTCAAAAAAACATGCTTGAAAAATTTGTTAGTACTGGCATTTTAGATCAGGCCAGTACTAATCAGTTGACTGTGACCGATGATACTACCGCGGTACAAAATACATTAACTGCTACAAGCCTAAATATTTCAACTACGGCCACTATACAAGATCTTATAGTCAAAGGTACTATTAATACTGACAATCATTCCTGGCAAAATCTGACCAAAGCTATTGGTCAAAATACTTTGGATCTTATGACCAAGGATTGGACCGACGGACTAGTACAACAGGTAACAGAACAAATACAAACAAATGGTATCAACTTTGATCAGGTTACAGTGGGTGGTCAAAAATTAATCGATGGAAACAAGTTGTCATCCGCTGTTATCGAAACTGGAATTCAATCAGTAGGACCTCTTCGACAATTAACAGTTACTGGAGAAGCCAGTATTAACGAAACTTTTAATGTAGTAAATCATCGTGTAGGTGTCAACACCACCGAACCTGAAATGGCCTTAAGCGTTTGGGATGAAGAAGTTAGTGTAGTAATTGGCAAAAACAAAGCCAAACAAGCCTACATAGGAACCAACAGAGATCAAGGCATTGCTATTGGAGTAAACCGTATAGCACAGATTGAAATTGATAATGACGGTTTAACCCGTATTAAAAAATTACAGATTGGCGTACACAGAATTTCACATGATACTAAGGTACCGGGTTGGTCTGGCACTCGAGGTGATATTGTATTCAATGCTAGTCCAGATGACGATTTGGTGTTTGCCTGGGTTTGTTTGGGTGCGTTTAAATGGAAACCATTACGGAGTGCCGAGTGAACATTGCTTGGGTACTAGCAGATTCGGCCACATTCGGTCCTGAAATTAATGTTGATCGACTCAAACAGATTGGTAGTTTTTGGGGTAGCTGGCGAACCTGGCGCGGATGTGAGACCGATAATGTGATTTGTAATGACCTTGATAAAGCCAGTGACTTATTAAAACGAAATTTTCAAACAGAATGCAATTTTTACTTGCCTAGCAACAATTACCAAAGTTTAAATCGACCCAACAGAGTTAAATTATACGAAGGCACATTTGTACATGATGTTGATCGTCGAGATGAAATAGTGGCCATGCATCTGGCAGCTGCCTCCAACGACATTGTATTGTTATTGGGATTCAATTTTTCCGAACCAGCGGTAAATCCTGACAAGCTATTGGAACACCGCGCCCGCAACTACCGAGGGTTAATCCGGCAGGCCATAGCTGACAATAATCATGTACAATGGGTTTTGGTTGATCATCCAGATCCGGTTATGAAATATATGTCTGATTTGGAAAATCTTAGCGCCGATACTATGGAAACGGTAATGACCTTTGTTAACAGTTGACAAATAAGCGACAGTGCCGTATAATAGCTGTATGACTACACTCAAGCGTATTGGTTTCTGTTGCAAATGGCTCAATGACCCGTCCGAATGCGGCGGCATGAAGGTCAATGCAGTGGATCGGGACCTTAACGGGCGGTCAACCACCATGCGATGGTTGCGAGAGCATCCTGCCGAAGCCGAACAACGCCAGTGGGACATTATGAATCACAATGCCGCGGCTGCTGTGCGTTTGATCGAGCGTGTAGCCACACTTCCGCCCAATCGTCGTATGGTACGACTGGGTAGTGAAATGCTACAGGGCTATACCGAAAAGGATTGGAAAACCTGGTGGCAACAAACAGATGTGCAGAATCATCTTGAAAAGATCTTTGCACCTATTGGTGAAACCGCCCGCAGATTAGATGTGCGCCTAAGTTTTCATCCCGGACAGTTTTGTGTGCTAGCATCAGAGAATCCTGGAATTGTGGAACGAAGTATAGAGGAGTTTGAATATCATGCAGATATGGCCAGATGGATGGGTTATGGTCGATCATTTCAAGACTTTAAAATTAATGTCCACATCTCGGGTAAACGCGGTCCCGAAGGTCTACGAGACGCCTACAGCAGGCTCTCACCCGAAGCCCGCAACTGTATTACAATTGAAAACGAAGAAAACTCATGGGGGTTAAATGATTGTATTAGCATTTCTGATATTGTTCCTATTGTCTTGGACATTCATCATCACTGGATCCGCGAGGGCGAGTACCTTGACTCCGGAGATGACCGTTGTAAAAGAGTTGTTGACAGTTGGCGCGGTGTTAGGCCTGCTCTTCATTACTCTTGCAGTCGGGAAGATGTACTTGTCGGACATGATGAAACCCAAGCCCCGGACCGCGCCCTATTACTTGAAGCAGGACATAAGAAACAAAAACTAAGAGCACACTCAGACTTTTACTGGAATCAAGCAACCACTGATTGGGCCTTGACTTTCTGGGATCAGTTCGATATACAGTGCGAGTCAAAATCTAAGAACCTTGGATCAGAACAAGTCTATAATCGTGCTGTAGAGCTTGGGCTTGTTTGACGGCCCAATACTCTTTCATTGCTTTTCTTTTTTTGTCTAAAGTTTCTTGAGAGGCTTTGCGTCCCTTGCTTGCTTTACCTAATGCACTTATCTGTTCTTTTCTTTTGGTATTGGTAGCCCAATTTTGTTTGGCCGATTCGTTCCATGCCTCTTGATGTTTTTTGCTACGAGGTTTAGGAACTCCCTTACAAGACTTACTTAAATTTTGTTTATGCTCATCGGTTCTTGGTGCTTTTTTCCTACCAAGTTGTTGTTGGCGAAATAGCTCTTTTCTTTCTTCGGTATGATTTCCACCACCGCCAGTTTCTGGAATCTGATTTGCCCACTCTGAATCTTCAACAACATTCCATAGTTCACTGTAATATCGTCCCCATTGAGATAATTCCTCATTGGATTGACATTCTTTAATGATCAAAGTATCGTAGTCGGCACCGTGTTCTTTTAAGTGTGCTTTCCAGATACCACCAGAACCGTGATAGGCGTGTGGATCTGTTGATGTAGTTTTACCAAGATATCTTAGACCTGTTTTACGATGGGTCTTTACATACAAATAAATAGTCATTGCTGATGCTCCTTCAAAGCGTTAGAGTAGTTGGGCATTGGCGTGCCGCGAACTACACTTTTATTTATTCTTTGATAATTCTATAATACGAGCCACAGCATCTGGATTGCCGTCTTCATCTAACTCTTCTTCGTTGTCATGGCAAGGATCATCAGTGGTAGCTATCACTGGCCCAATGTTTATATCATCGTCTGTTTCTTTAATTGGATTAAACAACTTACCTAATTCTTTGGTTGTGCTTGCTCCTGAATAATAAGAAGCTACATCTTGCGTATAAGCATCGTTGGCTTTTTGACTAAACCCTTCTTCAACTGCAACCGCAGATTGATATTCTTCAGGAGAATTAGTTAAAACACCAGAGCCTTTAACGCCATCAAAATGTCCAACTACTGCACCACTTGAATCAACAGCATTAAATGCCTGCAAATTATTACCAGTTTCGTCTGTTTCGCTTTGGACAATATCTAAGTTCTTAGCATTAGCATCAGACTGCCATTGGCCAAAATCGTGAGCATACCACTGCTCCTCGTTTATACCTTTACGGCTAATTTCATCTAATCGATCAATGTATTCGCGAAGTGTTTTCATATAATTATTTAGCCCATTTTGGTTGTAATATCCTATATTTTATGTTACAATAAACAATGATAAACTTTCAACTATGGCCGCCGCCCGATTGGACTGAGTGCGTAGTCAGTTGGGATTATATATTGCAAAATCGCAAACCCGATCCCCAAGCATTATACGATTGGTGTAAAAATCATAACAGCTTGGGTAGATATCATGTGCATGGGTGGCGATCAACCGAAGGATTTGCGTTTAGATTTGAAGATCCTTATGATGCAATTATCTTTAAATTAACTTGGAAGTGCGAATAATGGATTTTATTTTTGTTGGTGCAGGTAATTTTTGGAATTATGTTAAACAAGATTGGAAGAGCAATCGTGTGCGTTTTTGTGCTGAAGTATTTGCCTGGGCCTGTAGTGTGGTATCAGCAATAATTTTTGCGGCCACAGTGCCCAATGTTCCGGTGGTGCCGCTTTATACAATTTTTATTTCAGGTTGTTGCGCCAGTGCCTGGGCTTGCTGGACTAGACGGAGTTTTGGCCTGATGGCCAACTCCGTGTTTCTAGTCGTTATTGATGGTATCGGATTGATTCGATACTTTTTGCAACATTAGGCCTTGGTAGACTTTGGTTTGCGTGTTTTTGTAGCAGTCTTGACAGCACTCTTAGTGGCAGTTTTTTTGGTTGGTTTAGGTGCCGGA